CTCTACCTCTTTTGTTGACTATCAGGAAAGACTGAGAGCTGATGAAGATTTCGTCGGTTGTGGCATGGACGATTTGCGTTTTTGTTGCTGTTATGATTTACCCGAATCTGAGCGTGAGCTTTGTGAGTTCTGCTCAAGAGCAGGGAGGATGGAGACAGTCGACATGGCAGCGTGGGTTGTACCAGAGGGTCAAAGGCCTTATTGGTGTGTCTATGTTGAATGGTACGAGCTGGGCAGGCGATTACCCTTGTGTCGAGGATACGAGGGAGATTTGGAATGCCCCGGTTTCAATACTGACATGGGTGGTGTGCGATATTATTTTGCTCTCACTCCTGGGCAGTATGGCGTACAATCTAAAGTGGACGTATTATTGCGTTGCGGAGATTGCGGAGGCCCTTGTGGGGCCTTTGAAGTTTTGCTGCAGCGCGATTTTATTGTTACTGCTTTTGGAAAATTTGTTGCATTGGATGTTAATCTACAACGGCATACCAGATATTGGTGGCCTAGTAGCGTACATCCTCAGTGTGATGAGTGTTATTACTACGACGGTGCTGAGCACCATTGCTACTGGCACGGGGATTTCAGGCTTCCTTGCCAGATGCGGGGCGGCTATCGTCGTGGGATTGCTTATTGGAGTTGGTAAGAGAACTCTCCTTCGTTTGAAAGGACGCGGGAAAGTGACTCTTGTTGACAACAATTTAGTGGTTGAGGTCCGAGGTGTTGCGCCGCGGGAGCGTGAGCTCTCCGCGGCGGTCGCCGAGGATCCTATTAGAGGAGTAACTGTGAAGGCTTCGATGGACATTGAGTCTGTCAAGGTTAACACTGTTAAACTGAATGAGGAAATGGCTTTTATTAGTAGCGCGAAGAACTACATGCCTAAGGGAATTTATCCTAAGGGCGTGGGGAGACTCGTCGCGAAAGTGGAAGATCCGGACTCTAAGAAGACCAAGTACTGTCATGGTGGCTTGGCCTTTCTGTTGGATATTGGTGAAGGGAAGACTGTTTTGGTCTTTTCCGCTCACCAGCGCACGAATATCGGTGCGTGGCCGTTGGCATTGCAAGGTGCCTTCGGCCAGTATCCAATTGGGAAGTTGCGGGTGGTGGCTTATGCTCGCAAACCACTGGATTTCATTATGTTGGAGGCAACTCCGGATTTGAGATCGGTGACTGGTATGAAAGCCCTCAAGTTGGTTTCGAACCTCGAGAATTTCATGGCAACTTGCTATGGATATGATGAGGAGACGGATCAATTTTGGGAGAGCCTCGGAAGAGCTAATCGGTACGAGATTGGTGGGAAGAAACAGATGCATTATGTGCACTGGTGTACTACTGAGAACGGATCGTCTGGCTCCCCTTTGATTTATAAGGGGTTTGGGGTTGTTGGTGTCCACATTGGTGGGGATACAACTCCGAAGGACGAGCCAGTTCATAATTTGGCGACTACCTTGGGTTTCCTGAGACAGAAGCGTAAATTGCAGAACGACCTTCGGAAGGAGGAATTGTATGCGGATCATAGGGATAATTATCTTGATTACGATGAGGTTCATCGTTTGTTGAGGTTGAATCCTGATTTGGATCCGAATGGTTATTGGGATGACGATATGTATATCCCGTACCAGGAGAAGGATACTTATTATGATGACATTGATTTGGAGGATCTTTATGACCTCGATCGAAATGAAGTTCGTGATAGGTATGATTTTGGTCCTGAATTTAAGATTGTTGATCGCCTGCGGAAGCAGGAATTGGATTGGCGGGCTTTGTTTGGGCGAACTCCTACTCCGAAACTTGTGGAGGTCCAGCCATTGAAATTGGATGTTCCGATTACGCAGACATTGCATGATTTTGTTGTGCAGTATGAGCGTATGAGGAGAGAGGAAACGAAGCCTCTTTTCGACCGAGCCCCGGATGGGACCGGGGGGAAGGAGGTGGAGAACTCAAAAGGAAAGACGAAAGCGGAGACGCCTCAGGTCAGCGAGAAGCTGAAGGCGGCGATCGAAGTAAAGTTGAAAGAATTGGAGGAGAAGTACTCTTTGGACGTGAGTCTGGAGAGATCCACCCCCTTCACCAAGGACTTGAATCGGCAACTCGCGGTGCGATTGACTCAGTTAAACAGTTATACAAAGCAATTGAGGGTGAGCATCGCTGGGAGCAAGAAGAAGGTCTTGGACTTAAATGGATCGGGCGAAGTAAAGCCCTCCAAGGCCGTGGGGCGAGAGAAGTCAAAGAAGAATCAGAAATTCTCAAAGCAATCCGCCTCGGGGCCATCCAAGGAAGGGTCGCAGAAGCAGTTGCTGGATTTGGTCAGCCAACTCGTGGAGCGGCTGCCGAACTTGCCAGCTTCCGATTCCAAGTCGGGAGACAGCAAGCCGGTTGCAAAGCCTCTTCCTCAGCCCCTCGAGCAGTAGACATTCTAGTCGATCGCTTGGGGGGCCCCGGGTCCTTGCCGTGGAAGCACGGTTTGGGCCCTGAAGCCATAAGGCAAGTCTTTATTGACATGCTGGTTGGTTTCGATATGAATGGAAATGCAAGCCCTGGTATGCCCCTGATGTTAATTGCCCCTACAAATGAGCAGTTGATTGATGAGTTGCGTATGACGCTTGTGGCGTTGGCAGAAGCAAGATTAAGATTGCTTATGGAAACGCCACATGAAGTGGTCAGGGCTATGAGCGCCAGTGATTTGGTTGATGCTTATTTGGTTGATGCGGTGAAGGTTTTTGTGAAGCAAGAGCCGCATTCTACCGAAAAGATTGTTCAACAGAGAATGCGGTTAATTAGTTCGAGGGGAGTCGTCGATCAGATGGTCGAGCGATTCCTTTTCGGAGATTATCAGAATTGGTGTATTTCACGTTGGAGAGAGATTCCGCAGAAACCTGGAATGGGTCATGCGGATGAGCATCTGAAGTCCATTTGGCGTGAGGTACAATCGCGAGTCGAGGCTGGAATGAAACCAGGTGGCACGGATGTGCGCGGCTGGGATGTCTCAGTTACCGGCGAAGATATGGACTATGCCACGGATGTTCCGATTAAGATTATGGAACCGCCTCTGGTTATTGTGAATGCTATGAGAAATCAGACGCTTTGCTTGGCTAGAGCGATGTGGTGTCTCTCAAATGGGAACTTGTATGTGCAACTCTGGGACGGATTTATGAAGTCTGGAAGTTTCCGCACAGCTGAGTTGAATTCTACTTTGAGAGTTTTAAAGGCTTACATGGTTACTCTTGACCTAGGTGGTAGCCCAGCTGATTGTTGGGCGATCGCCATGGGAGATGATTGTTGTGAGAATGATTTTGGAGGGTTCGAAAATCGTAAGGCAGAGTATGCCAAGCGAGGAGTAGTACTTACGGATTATGTTCCTATTCAATTGGAAGGTGAATTTGAGTTTACCTCCCATATGTTTAGGCCTCCCGGAGTTGCTTCATTGCACTCCTGGCCCAGGACGTTGTATAGACTTTTGATGAAACCGTATGATGCGGCTGAGTTGATGCAGTTTATGTACGAATGCCGTTATAATTTTGAGCTACCAGAAATCCTTGAATTTCTGAGGACCTCAGGCTGGATCCCGGAGTACGTGCAAGTACTCTTGAGGAAAGACCAGCTGAGGCCCTTTGAGAATTCTCTGGTGGTGGGTGGCCCTTCCTGGGGGCCACAAAAGTTTGATAGAGAGACTTTTGTAGAATTTCGAAACTGTTCCGGAGATTTTATGTCCAAAGCAGAAAAGAAGATCCTGAAGGATCTCAAAGATATCAAAGAGAAGGAAAAGGAAAAGAAACAAGCGACCGGGCACAAGATGCTCCCGGCAAGCGCAAGCTCGACGGGGAAGCAAAAGGCCAAGGTGATCAGCAGACCGAGCGACGCGGTGGGCAGTGTCAAGAATTACGGCACCCCATACAACGCGTTGAACAGCCAGCTGCACAAGTTCATGCCATCCCAAACGCAGGCGGCGTTGATGGCGTGGGCGCACACGGTTGCAAACCCGAGAACCAAGAATCCGCATCCGGTGCCGCTAATGGCTGCACCGGGTGCGTCTGCTTCGGTCCCTCAAATGTTTCAATGCACGTTGTACGGCACAGCAAAGGCTAACGCGGCCGGCTGTGTCTTTATTGGTGCGAATGGCGATGGTTGGTACCCCGCCACCCCTGGACACGAGATTCCGGGAAACGAGCAATGGCCCGTCCCGGATAATCGTTGGCTTGGAGTTCCCGATTTTATTGGGAGTTTTGGCCATCATGGACAGGGTTATCCAGTCCATTACACTGACGAGAACTACACGGGAAGAGGCGGGGTTAATCCCACGCATTATCCTGAGCAGGGCTACGCCATTGATGATGAGACGTTGGGATTGAATTTTGTTGGGTTGCCCTCAGATTTTATCCCGAACATTACGAACGACACTCGGTACACGAACGTGGCAGTTGAGCTACGGGTGAGGCCCGTTCAAGCTCAGCTGTACGCGAGTGGTGAGTTGATTGCGTTCAATTATAGGAGAACTGTGACTCAAGAGACCTCGGTTTCCGGGGCTGAGGGTTACGGTTTCTCCGTTGATTACGGCACCATGCTGGCCCTGCCTGAGTATTATCTCAGCAGGGAACGGCTTGGTGCCCCAAATTGGCCTTCGAACAAGTGGTTGACAACAGTCGCTGTTCCTAATACGTCCACGGCCTTTGGCCAGTGGTACCCTTTGGGAACAGGGCTGGCGAATACCAACTCGCAGAAGGTCGGCACGCCCATGGTTTTTGTCATGGGAGATGGTTTGCCCGAGGGGGCCCCGATTGAGTTCGAGGTCACTTACGTGTATGCTGTCTATGGTACGCGCACGTATAGCACTTCTGGTTCTTCCGGAAGTGAGTTGTACGTTGACGCGTCTCGTGCGGCTCCTGTCGTGGCAAATGGGTTTACTCAATTGAAGCCGAGGGCTTCGAATGGGCGTCCTGATGCTCGAGGAGTTGGCGCGGTCGTCAAAGCTGAGCAAGCTGACGGCCGTATGCCTTCTGTCAAGGATGTCATTTCTGGTGTTAAAGCTGGGAAGGATATCTTTGAGGCGGTCACTGGTACAGACATTGGCGAGGAAATCGTGAGTGTCATCGGTGATATCGCCGCGATGCTGCTTTAGGCAGCGTCAACCCGCGTGGGGGTGGTTCCACGCAAACCCCGATCCCTGGGCCTGCACCATTAAGTTTTGAGCTTAGTGGTGTGGGGATGGGATAGGCAATGACAAGAAAGCACACGCCCAAGGCGGGCGTGTGTTAGTATGGAAGGTGTGGCCGGCTTGGCTAGTGGAAACACTGGCTGAGCTGGGTCTTAGGATAACTAACAGCACTAGCCTATAAACCAAGATTGTCGTCAGGTAAGGATTGACGTTAACTATGGGCAGACCCCCCCAGGGAGGTGAAGTAAATACGTAACTCTAGCGAAAGCTGTCGG